AACTATTATGAAAAGCAAAGTGTTGGCACTCCTAGTGATCCTAGGCAGTGCTTTTTCTATGAGTGCAATGGCAGAAGAGTCAGAGCACAATTACAAAGCAAAAGTCAACGACTGGGAATATACCTACAGGCATAGAGAAGGTCGTTGGCACGTAGAAGTAGGCAACAAGATAGGCCCAGTAGAAGTTATGTACCGCTATGCGGACCAGGCAACATCAATAGAAAATCGCATCAAGTTTACTTGGGCGTTTTTAGAACTAGATGATTTAACAGTAGAAGGCAGGATGGAATTCAGAGGCTTTGATAACAAAGAGTCGCATTGGCGCTATCGTTTTATAACAGAGTACACTCCTCAGTTGTACAAGAACTTTTATTTGTATGTGAAGTGGCAACCACGTTGGGCATTCAAAGATGCAGGTACAAAATTTGATTCACGAGATCAATTGGGCATCACATATAAAAAGAACAACTGGAAGATTACACCGTTTGTAGAACGCAATGGCACAGAAGGTTATGGCTACAAACAAACCGTGTACGGAACACATTTTGAAATAAAATTGTAAATAGCAGTGACAAGCATCGTCGAGCTTGTCCCAACGTGAGCGACAGGGTAAAGCTGTCAAGCAGAGGAGAATAAAATGGACGCACTCACCTTATGGAGCCTTATGGGGTTCCTATTTGCCGCATATGCGGTTATTGCCAATGATTCAGTACAGACTCTCGGTACTTGGATGGCATCAAACAATGAGAGATTCAGCTACACAACACTATGGGCAGCAGCAAGTTCAGTGCTACTTGCGACTATATGGTATGGCTGGTATGTAAATGGTGGCGACATCAGTTACGGACGACTGAACAAGATACCGTGGGAAGAAGTACAATGGTATCACGCAGCAGCACCTGCAATCCTTGTTTTACTAACAAGACTAGGTGTACCTGTTTCAACATCCTTCCTAGTGCTAAGTGCTTTTGCAAGTACATTTGTGCTAGAAAAGATGCTGATGAAATCAATTATGGGTTATGGTATTGCTGCACTATTTGCTTATGGCGTTTGGTACGTTGTGAGTAGACACTTAGACGAAAGTGTACCTGTCAAAGAAGAACACAAGGCATATTGGCGTGTTGCACAATGGGTAGCAACAGGTGGACTATGGTGGACTTGGTTGAGTCACGATATGGCTAACATTGCTGTGTTCCTACCAAGACAGATACCTGTAGATCTAATGGTAATGATTAGTGTTATATTTGTTGTAGGCTTGTACATTATGTTTAGAGAACGTGGTGGTAAGATACAACAGATTGTACTAGAAAAACACAACACAAGATACGTAAGGTCGGCTACATTAATCGACCTTTTTTATTGGCTGTGTTTGTATTTCTTCAAAGAGCTAAACGATATTCCAATGTCAACAACTTGGGTATTCGTTGGTATGCTTGCAGGTAGAGAACTTGCTATTGCATCGTTTATGAACAAGAAGAAGTACAAAAGTGTATTCCCGTTAGTGGCAAGAGACTTCCAAAAGATGATGATAGGTTTGGGTGCATCAGTTGCACTGGTCCTAGCAATACATTGGATTATTGTTCCTAACTCAATTGGGATTTAAGATCAAGGCAGCAACGACGAGCTGCCTTTTTTCTTGACTTTTATTTTGTTCCGTGTATAATTAATAATATGAATATTACTATTGCAGGTTACGGCTTTGTAGGCAAAGCCCATAACACATTATTACAACAAGCTCACGAAATTGATATAGTTGATCCAGCTTATGCAGCCTGGAACTTCCCTATTGCAGAAGACACACAAGGCGTTATAGTTTGTGTAGCAACTCCGCCACGAAATGACGGCAGCTGCGAAATGAAAAACATATTTGATGTAATAGAATCATCGCCAGATGTTCCTATACTAATAAAATCTACTATTAGTGTAGAAGGTTGGAGAATGTTAATGGATACATTCCCAGATAGAACTATTGCATTTTCACCAGAATTTTTGAGAGAAGCATCTTGGGAAGAAGATATATTAGGATTAGAAAAATTGCTAGTAGGTGGCAAAGGTTGTAATTTTTGGGCTAAAATATTTGATATCAAGACAGAAGTTTGCGATCCAGAAGCACTTATACTTGCCAAATATGCTCGCAACAGTTTCCTAGCACTAAAGGTTGCGTTCTTTAATCAGATGTATGATTTGTGCAAAACAATAGATGTAGACTACGAAGCAGTTGCACATTATACAGGTATAGATCCTCGCATTGGAGATAGCCACACTAAGGTTACAGAGCAGCGTGGTTTTGGTGGACACTGTTTCCCTAAAGATACATCAGCACTCGTAAAAACAGCTCAACGAGATAACGTTGAGCTGAGTATTTTACAAGAAGCTATTGCATACAATAACCGTATACGAAAGTCTTAGTGCTGTGAGTTTTCTTTACCTTTAGCGTAAAACTCTAGATAATTAATGTAGTTGGTCATTGAATGATCTGAGAAGTTATCAATACCGCCACGTTTAATACCCATCCACATTCCACGCATACGATCTTTAAACCTTTGCATAGCAGTAAGTTTTCTTACATTACCATATGCGTTTAGATAGTGTTCTGTTCCGTGGTGTCTGTATCCCATTAACCTAGGAGGCACTGTGGTAACAATGTCATTATTGTTTACCCAACGATGATGCTCTACTCCAAGATGTACTACATAACCCTTCCAGCCTACTCTAGGCGAACCGTAAGTGTATAATTCTACAGGATCAGGAACTTTGGTGTTGTACATGCAGCGACTTGCCATAATAGTTGCCATTGCTGCACCTAGTGAATGTCCACAGAACCATAAGTTTTGTTTTGGTTGTTTTGACATTAGGTCTGCCATTACCATTGGCCATAACTCGTCTACCTCTGCTTTAAATCCTTGATGCACACGACTTATGGTCTCTGCTACTACTGGAACTGCTTTTAGATCTGCACTAATGTCATTCCATTGTGTAGGTTGTGTTCCGCGACACGCAATAACCATATCATCTTTGCTTGCAAAACGATATGCCTGCGCTCCTTCTCTGTTATAAAACTCTACTTCAGTAAACCCTAATTCTTTTACTTGCTTTTTTACTTCCTTGATGTTATCATTATATGAAATTTCAGCCAGTTTGGCAAATAATAATGAACGCTCTGGAAAACTTGATTTTGTTATAGACAATGTTGTACCCTCCAATGTTTGTAATATTTATAAGCAGTTTGCACTAAATACTGTAACAGGATAAAATAAAATGAAAAAACGTACTAGATCAATACTTGAAGAACTTAATAATGTCCACGGAAACAAAGACAATGACCACTTTATTGACTCTACGGCAAATAATATTATTGAAAGTGCGATTAACTTACTAAGTCGTATTCATAATTTATATGAAGACGAAACTGCATATGAATTAGAAAGACGTTTTTTAAATAGCATTAAAAGTGGAGATCCTAGAAAATTCAAACGATCGATGCAAAAGATTAAAGAGAGTAAAAAAACAAATGACGAAACTGAATGAAGGCGGCAACATTTGGCCAGATGAAACAGAAAACTTTGACCAAGCTATAATTCCTGATATGATGAAACAGGTCAATAGTGTGCTGGCTAAGACTGGTGCGAAAGCTCTACCGATTGGTTCAGGCGCTACTCCTACTCCAGGCAAGCGTTCAGGCGATTTAGATATGATTGTTGATGCAGGTACGCTACTAAATCATTTTAATGTTAAAACTCCAAAAGAAGCTCGTGTAGAACTAGAAAAGTTGTTCCAACAAGCGGGCCTTGACACAAAGAAAACTGGAACAAGTGTACACGTTAAAACTAAAGTAGGCGGCGCTGCACAGCAGGTTGACATTATGGTTGTTGATAATGGCGAAACAGCACAAAAGTTTCACGTACACGATATTCCAAAAGGATCACCTTACAAAGGCATCCACAAACAGATGATGATTGCAGACTTGGCAAAAGCAAAAGGAATGAAGTGGAGTCCGTACAAAGGTTTAGTTAACAGAGAAACTAATGAACTTGTTAGTAGTAACGTGGATGAGATTGCAAAAGAACTACTAGGCCCTGACGCATCAGGCAAAGACTTAGGTTCTGTTGAAAGTATTGTAAAAGCAAATCCAGCTGCAAAAGAAATAGTAGACAAGTACGAAAACAATCCAGATGCAAATCCTACTTGGAGAGAAAAGAAAGTTCAGCAAAATGAAAGTTTAGCCGATAGACAACTAAACAGAATAATAACACTCAAGGCAGCATTAGTAAAATGAGATTTCAAGAATTTCGTATATTGAAAGAGGACTGGGTATGCGGTAAATGCAACGCAGAACCATGTGTCTGTGAAAGTCTTACAGAAGCAGCTAGGGTTGGTCGAGAATACCAACACCTAGAGGATCTTGTGTTTGTAAAAGGATCACAAGGCGGAATAGAAGCAGCAGATATATTAGAAAAGCTAGGTTCGGACTCAGGCGATGTTGCTATCAAATGGGACGGTAATCCTACTATCTATTGGGGACGTGAGCCAGATGGACAATTTGTTCTTGTAGGCAAGAACGGCTGGGGTAGAAACAAATCAACTTCAGCAGATGACCTATCACGTTTTATTCAAAACTCAGGCAAAGGTGTAGAAGAAGAGCCTTGGAGAGCAGACTTTGGCAAAGAAATGGCAGAAGTGTTTAATATTATGAAAGTTGCTACACCTCCAAACTTTCGTGGATACGTATATGGAGACTTACTGTATAGTCCACGTAAACCCTTTAGCACTACTGATGGAGCAGTAGAATTTGAACCCAACAATGTCAAATACACAGTTGATACGAAGAGCCAGCTTGGCGAGCGCATAGCGAACTCAAAAGTTGGTGTAGTAGTTCACACAAAATTTGACGAGTGGGGCAGTAAATCAGGTACACCTGTCAAAGATGTAGCCGCACTTAATTCTCAAGACGCAGTGGTGCTAGGCCAAACTTATGTTGCACATCAACCTAGAGTTGATACAAAAGAGGTTGACAGCATAAGAAAAAGAGTGCAAAATAAGTCTCGAGCAATAGATACATTTCTACAAGGAACAAAAGGACTAAGCAATCCTGCAGGGATAATCTATACCTATGTAAATCAAATGGGCAAAGCAAAGCAACTAGACAAATTAGAAACAAATTTCTTTGATTGGCTTGCAAATAGTAAAGTGAGTCAAGGACAGCAAGCTAAACTCGCAGAGTTAAATAAGCAAACCGGAGGCTTAGACGCTATACTCGGTCTTGTAAAACAAATCATGTCTGTAAAGGATCATATCATAGATCAATTAGACGATGCTGATGCAGACGTTAAGGCAACAACAAAAGGCGAGAAAGGCGGCGAAGGTTATGTCGCACTTGGAAGCAAAACAAAACTAGTGCCACGTGGTAGATGGCAACCAAATTAAGGAAATAGATATGAAAATAAACGAAGTAACAGAAGCAGGAATGGAAACAGATCCTAATCACAAGATACTGGCTAACATTGGTAGAGCATTGATGAGGCACAGTGAAACAGCTTCGATGAAAGGCAAGTCAGATGCAGAAATTGACATGTTTAACAAAATGTCAGTCTTAGGTAATGCGCTTACAAAATTTGGTACTACATTTGGACCAAGAAGTGTGCAAGATCTCGAAAAAGAAAGTGGTATGAATTCGA